TACCATTGAACATTGCATCATTAAAACCTTGTTCTACCCCTGGACGACCTTTTTCGTTCCAAAGTATTTCCATCCAACCATGAAGATTAGGATGTTTGCGCCAATATGCTATTTCACGATGAGCATCGTTGTTGTCCCATTCAGTGTTAGCCTTTGCAGCCGCATAGGCATACATGTCTAAACCCATCTCAATCTCCGTTAAATTAACAGTTTCTATTATATACAAAATTGGTAATTATTGTCAATCCGTTTTTTGTGGCAGTTTAACAACAGTTAGTTTATGAGAGTTTTTGGTTTTTTTAGGAGGTGCAGCAGTTTCGGCAAATTCTTTGCTCACGTAGTATTCACAAAGGCGATGACGACAAAGGGTAGGGATATCTTCGAATCCGGGCTCGAGAATAAATTGATAAGGGCTGCGACCCCAAGTAGAATACTTTAGGAAATTGTAGTAGGCCTGGCGATGTTCTTTATTTGTTGCGTCAAAAACCGCACCCGGGCGACAATTCAATAATAGTGTATTCATGTGTAATTAGAATAAGTTGAAAGAGTATTAATTATAACATAAAGAAAAAGCCCTGTCAAGCAGGGCTCAAAAATTGTTTAAAAAACAATATTACTTTTTAGCAACGGTTTGCTTCGGGAAAGCAGCTATTGCTGAATCAGCAACTGTCTTGGCCAACTCAAAACTTGTGTTATACACGGTTTTGAAAAATGCTGCATTAGCATCAACCAGAGTTTCAATATTGGTACGAATGTCCTCATTGGGAATATGGACCAAGGTTGATTTGGTTGTTTTGACTGCATTGTCGACTAGAGTATCTACTGTAAACATTTGAATCTCCTTAAGGTGAATGTTTGTTTATTATACTATAATTTATATTGCGCCGCAACATTATTTTATACTACTATAATGATTTAATTTATCCATTTTTAATCAATAAATATCAGTATAAATCAAGGAGACTAAAATGGAATTGATTATTCTATTAGCGGTTGTAGTAGGAGTTGTAGGTTGGTGGATTTGGAAGGAAGGTAAGAGTGAACAAGCCGGAAACCATCCTTTGCAAACTTTTACAAAAAAATTAGATGTAAACAATGACGGGAAAATTGATGTCAAAGACGCTGCTGCTGTGGTAACTGAGGTTAAAGAAACTGTTACGGCCGTCGCAGATGTAAACAAAGATGGTCGAGTAGACGTTGAAGACGCCAAGGTTGTTGTTGAAGCAACAAAAAAAGCCGGACGTAAAGCAAAAGCCAAAGTCGAAGAAACAGTGGCCAAAGCTAAAAAATCTCGTAAGCCAAAAGCAAAATAAATGCTTTCTTTGAACAGTGTTGGGGTCTATCTTGACTCCAACACATGTCTTTATCATTTCAATAATTTAAAACATTATAATTTAGATTTTCAAAATTATTTTTTAGAATCAGAAAATCTAGACAATTATATTAACAGCTCCTTTTCAAAAAAATTGGCTGTATTTCATGTGCCTTTCCACAATAATACCAATTGGTTAGAAAAATTTGCTCGGACTTACGATGTAAGTGATCATGTATTTGTTTTTTGTTCAGAATTGCATCAGCATACTGTAGATCAACTTATTACATTAGATAAACCAAACACAAGTTTGTACATTTGTGGTTTTATTAATTACGACTTCTTGCATGCAAAAGTACATACTTGGATGGATTGGTTTATAACAACAGTATATTTTTATAATACAGTCAGACCCAATTTGCTCAATGAAAAATTAACTGTGACACCTAAATCTAAATTTTTTGATATACTACTAGGTTGCCGCAGAACACATAGAGATTTTATTTTTCAATACATTCATAACAATAATTTAATAGACCAAGTCATAATGACTTATTATCAACGATGGAATGTCGATCTCAGAAAAACTGATCATATATTTGAAACAGAAGGTTTAGAATTTTTACCTGAGAGTGATTACACACACAGTGTACATCAGGTTAGATATTATGGTCATCGTATGAATCTAAGTCAAGTAGTGCCTTTTGTTATCTACAATGACAGTAATTACTCCATTATTGCAGAAACAAACGCCAGTAACAAGTTTAATTTTTATACAGAAAAAATAGTCAAACCTATATTAGGGCGTAGACTTTTTATTGCTATAGCCGGGCAAGGATATCTAAAAAATTTACGAAATTTTGGATTTCAAACTTTTGATAGCGTAATTGATGAAAGTTATGATGCCGAGGAAAATGATCGACGTCGTTGGCAAATGGCAATGGATCAAGCAAAATATCTAACCGCACAAGATCCTATAAAAATACAAGAAAAAATAAAAGACGTCGTAGAACATAATCAACGTCTTATGTTGAGGCAAGATTGGTATCAGGATTTTACCAACTGCTTAACTGCATCCCTTGTTCGTATAATTGCTCGCTAGCCAAATTCTTACCTTTGGCTTCGACCATGATATCGGCCCATTCATTGTGTTCAAGAGCCCACTCATTACAAGCCCGATTCCAAGCAAAGTCTGAATGTGCCCGTAACTTTTGTTTTTTGTAACCAGCTGCTAGAAGAGTCGCAAGATCAGGGCGTGTATTAGGGTCATGGCCCACCAACAAATCTTCCCGGCTAATACTATAATGCACAACAGGCCGACGACCACGCCAGCTGTCTTGAATCCTCTTAATACGATCGTCTCTATGGTCAATATATTCTCCGGTAGCGATCCAGTGATGATGTAAGTCTAGTACCAATGCGACATCGTGCGCCAGTTCAAGGCTGGCTTCAAGTCCCCAGGACATTTCGTCGTTTTCGATTGTGATACAGTTTCTTGCTTCGGGGCTGAGGCGTTGTAACGCAGCCCGGAGTCCGGCTGGGCCGCGTTTGCCCGAGATGTGTACATTGATTTTAAAGTCCTGGAACGCAAGGCCGTAGCCCATCCATCTTGCCATGCTTGCATGATATTCAAACTCCTCGATTGATCTCTCTACAATGTTGTCATTTTCACTGGCTAGAACACAGAACTGGCCAGGATGGAAGCTGAGTCGTACATCTAAGCGTCTAGCAGTTTCACCAATTGGTGCAAATATTTTCTCTAGATGTCGTTGCACATCAGCCTGTTGCCACCATGCCTGCCAATCTTTTTCAGTATAGCCTTGCAACATCTCGCTGCCCAAACGAACCATTCTGCGTTCAGCAGGTAGTGTAGCCACACGCTCAATCATTTTAACCGCAGCAGCGGCATTGTGATTCATGATATCCCATTGACGCTGCTCGGCTTGTTCCGGATGTTCACGTAACCAACGCATGGTGGTGCTACGCCCGTTAAGGTCTCGGTCCTTGGCATTTACCTTCATGCCACCACACTCTGAGGGATCATTTAACCATTTGCATGCAAAGCCTAGGCGTTTAATCATGTGTTCCTTATAACATACATTGTGAGTCCAGCAGTTTGATCCACTACTACACTATCTTTTGGATATTTACGATAAGTTACAACGTATTCTCCAGTACGACGATTCACACGTTTTTTAACAACTGCTTCAATGATAATCATTTTGTCGCTTAGTCGTGCTACTTTTCCAATCATTAATTTGTTTGCTTGAGGAAAAGCTACGTAATCGTCTACACAAATGTCTTTGCCAAGTGCATCTGTGTGCATTATTTTTTCCTCTCGGCTTCGCTAAAACAGCGTATACACAGAGCATACGTTTTTGGACCGCCAAATCCAGAAATACATCTATGGCATTCGTTACAAGTAACAAACGCTTCAGTAACAAAATAACCATCACCTTGATCTTCAACAGGACGCCAATTACCGCTAGGTAATCGTTCCCAACCTATAATTTCTTTGTCCATATTCAATTATAATTTGTAATGTAGTAAAAGTCAAGTCTATGTATATTTTAATGCAAATTCTACAATCGTACGAGCTGGAACTTGGTCAGAAAATCTAACTGTTGGTACTTGTCTATTGCCTTGTATTTCTAGATACCATTTATTTGTCATACCTCGAAATTTTGCAAACTGACTAATAGCACTAAAGTGAAAGGGTCGTGGTCTACCAAAATATTCTTTGTTGGTTTGTCGATCTCTAACATCCTCAATGTTATCGATTAACCAATTAATAAGTTCATTATATTCACCTCGAACATTGACAAATTCTATTAACCATTCCATTTATAAGTTTTTACCCGCCCCACCTTAGTAAGAATAGCGTGGCATCTTCTTTTCGTTTAAAGGCAAAATATAAACCGTTAGCTGTCCAGTTTTTGCGTTGGAAGTTATCAATACAATAGGCTTCTAATCTACAGGCCTGTTCCCATGCATCCGGTTCAGGTAACATACGGTATTGATATGGCCAATAGCGTTTATTGTATACTCTCATATTGTCCTTGCCAACGCATAATAAAGTTTGTTACATCCCTATCGTCTTCAAAATAAAATCTATAATCTGTATTAAGAGAATCATGATCCGTGTCTATTACTAGCCAACCGGTAAAACTAGCACAATGTTCTTGAGCCCATAGTGCTATAGGTATGTCGTCTTGGACATCTAGTAATGTAACTATGCTTGCCATCTTAATAAGAAGTTACTGGCATCTGATTCGTTTTCTATTACTACTACCATGCCTTGTTGATGTTTTCTACCTCGGGGCAAGCACTCATCCATCCACGAATAAATATCTTTCTCGTTGTCATTCCACCAACGATAATCGCGAATGACTATATAATAGTGAGGCATTTCCTCGTCAAACGGGCCTGTAGCTATAAACCTACTATCTTTGGGGAACAGGTCTGACATTTTTAGATTTCATTAGGCAAAGTGCTACTAATTTCTTTTCGTCCCAGGTTGCTCTTTCACGCATACATTCTTCGTGTGTTGCAAATTCTTTTTGATAGATAAGTGCAATTTTAGGAGGAGGATCGGTCCACAACTGAACCGATAATAACCAAACTATAGCAGTTTCCATATTAACTCCACTTTAACAAAAACATAGCAAGTTCTTTTTCATTAGGAAATTTAAATGTATCAAATGATGTTCTGCGTCCACACTTATTTTGCACACACCAATCCTGTACAGGATCTAAATGTGTATCTCTAAGTCCAGTAGGAGTAACAGCACCATGATCGTAGGCAATTCTAGCTACTACAATTAAAGAATGTGCTGTGTCTCTTTCCCAAACAATTTTCATATAATTTTAACACGATTTTTTACAGCACGATCGCTGAAGACTTTTACACCTCGACTTCTAATCAAGTCTGCTGCTGATTGCGGATCATCCTCAAACATTTTCTCTATATCTTCTTTATCTATAGTTTTATCACAATCAATGGCATATAGTTCGTAGTGCCTTTGAGTATTAAATTGTCCACGCAAAATCATCATCTGTATAATGCTATACATAGGATTTCGAATTGGATCTTGATCGTTAAGAATCCTAAATGTATTTTCTGTATCGATGTGTTCATACTCGGTGATAGGAACAACACTTTCTAATCCTTCTTCACACCAATATACTAGATATGCGTTAGTGGTCATGATCCAAATTTAAGCATGAAAAGAGTTCGTTGTTCTTCGGTTTCAAAATCCCATTCACCAACGCCAAACATATTTGTATCTACTACCCTTGCACCATATTCATCTAAAATTCCCAGATAAAAATTAGCAGGATCAATACTAGGGCTGATATCATAATATTTTAAAATATTAGTAATATAAGGTTCAAATGGTAATGTAAACATCAAGCAAATCTCAGTGCAAATTCTGTTGCCACACGCTCATCACGAAAAACAAATACGGTATTGAGATGCCCGGTAATATTTAAGTCGCCAATGGTATATTGATTATAGTACAACCAATCTTCACCGTTGAGCCAATGTCGAATTTCGCCTTCGCGACCACCATAGCGAGCACTACCTTGACCAGCATGGGTTTCTAACCAGGCAGTGATTTCTTTATTTTTTGCCTCCATTGTACTAAACGGAACGCTTACTTCACTAGGCATCGGTGTTTAAATATTTTAATTGAAAAAAGGTTATAGAAGGTTCATCATAGAAGTCTAAGCGAATATCGTTGACCATATGGCCAAGCGTTTTGTCGTAATCTCTATGCCTACGTACAGTAAATCCTAATGTTTCTCGTAATTTCCAAGAGATTATAACAACCGTATCACCATATTCCTCGCGGATTTGGTGATAAATCTTGTTCCATTGATATTCGGATAATGTAAGAGTCATACTGCATTATAACAGTATACGTGATTTTAGTCAATGATTCCAAAATTAGCCCAATTTGACCCGCCGAGGCAAACCCAACCCATTGGACCACCCGGATTAGGATTGGTATTCCATACTACATGATTTCTTTCACTGACATAATTGGGAGTTCGATCCGATGCTGTAAATCGCATTGATCCAATTCGTAGATCATTAACAGTCACCGAACCGTCTGTGTCTAAAACAATGTTATCTTTGTTGTTTGCAAATAATACAAACTTTTGAGGCCTAGGGGTTCCTAAACTTCCAACGTCTTTTTGTCTTTTACTTGCGGTAATTTCAATTTCATCATCCCATACTGTTAGAGATGCACTAGGTTCAATGGTATTAATTCCAACTCTACCTTTTGTTACATAAAAAGATTCTGCTAATAATGATTCTCCGGAAACTTGCAATTCTTTTAATGTACCCAATTTTTGAAGATTACTATTAACTATTGTCGGTCCTAGAGTATTATCCTTAATAACTTCGTTAGTGTTTAATGTAATTTTATTAAGATCTAAACCTTCATTTTTTATCTTATCAAAGATAGTTCGACTATAGTTATCAAATAAATTAGAATCAATACGTTGAATTACTCCAGTGGCAGCATTATGAACCAACGTTTTAAAAAATTCAGATTCGTGTGGTACAGATCCATTTACAATAAATTCTCCATTTATTATCATTGACCCTTCGACAGTTAAATCTTTAGTAAGTAAATTGTTTTCAACAACTGTGGTTTCATCTAAGATGGTAATTGCAACTTGAGTAGCTCTATCATCAATTCCTGTGCTACTAAAGTTTTGTATAAGACCGCTTGCAATATTATCTCCATTTATTTTATATCTTCCATCAAACTTCAATGCTGATGCATTAATACTTTGCTCTGGAAAAACAAATTCTGAGATTCTATCCGAAAGTATTTTACTAATAGAATTGGTTAAAGAATCATTAAAATTGGTAACAGCTATTTTATTTTTTACTGCTTCATCCATTAACGTTGCGGTATTTGATTCTACCGCTTGTATTGTAGTATTAATTTTGTCTACAATTTTAGATTCTAGCTTTTTTGGATCGATGGTGTATTCGTTTACACGTTTTTCAAAGGCAGCATTGGCCGCTGCTGCAGAGGCCTGCTGCACATAACTTTCAAAGTCAAAAGTAGATAGTCTAGCATTTATAGTACTGGAAATTATACTGTCAACTTTACTTGTAACGTTGGCACTTATTTCTGATATAATTGACTCTACAATTTTTTCTACGTGTTCATTAAGATTCATTATTTTCAAATCGAATACTAATTACGTGCTCGTAATTCTTCTTGATTATACTTTTGTACATTAGGTTTTTATGTACTATAAAATCTACTGCATTATTATCTGCCGTAAATTTGGCTAATTGTTTAAAAAATAAAGCTCTACGGTCAAATGGTCCAATAGTATTTAATTGATTATTTTGAATTTCAAAAACTTCTGACTGCCAGGTATTTCTGTCTTGTAAATCATGATCATGAAACTCTAAATATATTGTTTTTGAGTTGTTATGCCTAATAATAGCGGGAGAACTAAATTCTCTGTCTTTATATTCTTGATTTTTATAATCGCGACAGGTAGTAATTATATATTCTTTAGTAATGTTACAAATTAAATTTACCAATTCTTTTTGCGACTGGTCATTTTTTGAAAATGTAAAAAATTCATCTAATGCAATTACAGCATCAAAATTTTTCTTAAATTTTGCTAACTGATCAAATGGTATGTCTGTGAATTTAATACCTTCTGCTGTTAAAAATTCAATCGCTTTTTTACTGTGCAAAGTAACAAAAATATGTTTTGTTTTATCAATCAAAATTGCAGGATTAAATCCAACATATAAAATTGTGTCAGGATTGTAATTGTGAAATTTTGAAACTTCTGTTAAAATTTCATGTTTTCGTTTTAAAATCTCTGCTGCCTTTGGATGTAAAATATAAGATTGTAAAATGCAATCACTATAACTTTCAAAACTCATGATAACCTTTTTTATTATTAGTAAGTTATTTATTGAGTTCTACGGATTAGGTCTAGTGTAACACAATGGAAACCGCCACCTAAAGTGCGACTATGCCGCAATTCCAAAGGAATAACTAGTATATTATAATCTTCAAGAGTTTTAATTAATTGAGTCTGTTGCTTATCAACAATAACTGTAGTAGGATCTACAACAAGCATATTCAAAGCAATCCATTTACTTGCATATGGGTATTGGTAAAAACTTTGTTCTATAACTTCATTGGCCCATATTACTTCCCAGTTCTTAAATACCTTGGGTAAATTTTCGTTGTTAACTCTACTAGCGTTTACAAGTACCAATCCTTCACGTAAAGGAACAATAGTGCTATCAATATGTACGCCTGAATAAAAATTACAAACCTCTATGTTTACATCAGGAAGTTTATTCTGTAGCCATCTAGCTGCTTTAATATTTCCACTGGCGCTTTCTAAAAACAAAAGTGTGTCATTTAATCTTAGTACATTAGCAGCATCAAGAATCATACCTTCACCTCTTGGCATACGATGTACGTTGTCGGCACGATAAACAACTTCTTCTAATGCTTCTATTTCCATGTCACGACAAGGATACATCATTGCTGGATCAATAATTGTATCTCCATAGATTAATAATCTATCTCTAGGACAATATCCATACATGCCACCACGTTCTTGATAATTTAATTCTTTTGGTCTATGAACAGTGGCTCCACATTTTTCTAATACCATGGCCAACATATCTAAATCTTCATTGGCTTCGTCTATGATCCAGTCCGGAACAGGGCCGCTAGGCACAGGAGTTTCCTTCCATGTGGTTTTTTCACTTTCTTTGGAGAACACAGGATCGTCACCAGGCCAGTTTGCAAAGTCAGCTCTGCCAACTACGATTTCTTGAATAGCGTCCCACTCATTGTAGCTATGGATCATACGTGGCCTGTGACTTGTAAAGTGTATCTTGGTGTGCTACCTAAATTAGCTGCCATGTGGGGTGCATCCCATGACCAAATTAATGTGAAACCACGTATCCATTCAACATATGGAACTCCGCAACATTCGGCATAATGCCCCGATTGCCACGGCTCTAAAAATATTACAGCTCGACGTATACGATCTTCATGGCCTTGTAAATTGAAAAGTTCAATGTATCTTCGAAAAGTATCAATGTGAGTAGGTAACATACTTCCAGGATCCATACGATAATACGAGGTGCCAATGTCCTTCCATTCTAAATGTTCAAAAAAATTAATAATTTGTTTGTTCCATGATGGTTGAGGATTACGCATGTCGCACATGTGACCACCAAATGGTCCTCTGAATCCTACATCTTCCCATTCTATCATTGTACCAGGATCATTAAACTGTTCTTTTTTGTAGCTTAATGTTTTATACTCATCATCCCAAAAAGGATCCATATTAAAGTATTCGTGTGTTGCCATAATGTATTACCTCATAATTTTTGTTAGTTTTATATTTTCTCCAGGGATCTACCACAACACTTCCTGGTTCTAGATCAACATATAATTCTTGTTCTTGTTGTTCGCCGGTATATCCATAGGTAATAGATCTATTGTGTGCCAGGAAAGCAATTACAGGTAATCCTGTAAACGGAGGTTGATCACCAGTTAGTGGATCTATATAGTAAAACTTTGCTTGTATTGACTCTAGATAATACCCCACTAATAAACTGTAACTGCCATCGAGTATATCTACATCCGGCTTATACGCTTTACCTAATATATAGATAGGTAGATTTTTTTCTAATTGAATACGTTTTAGATAACGTGCTAGGTTAAGTGCTTGTGATTCCCTAGCACTCATTATAGTATCAAATATGTCGTAACCTAGATTTAAGTTTTCAGCTAGCCATCGTAGTGCAATATTGTCTCTAGGATGACAAGGGCCTGCATCTCCCATTCCGGCGGTCATATACTTTGGACTCATAATACGTGTGGTACTATTTGCTAACGCATTAGTAACTATATCAACATTTATGTTGCCATTCTTCATAGCAACATCCTGTATCATATTGACCAGAGCGATCTTTGTACTAATAAAAGTGTTGTAGAAAATTTTAATACTTTCTGCTTCATCCCATGTACCAACTATGTACCTGGGATTGTTTTGCATTAGAGGTTGATAGAAATCAATCAATGACTTTGCGTCGCCGGTTTCACTACCATCTTCTGTGCCAACAATAACCATTTCGGGATTAACCATGTCCCACTCTACTGATCCCATTGCAATAAGATACGGATTATAAATGAAACGTGGAATAGTAATACAGTCTCTTAATTCTCTACGTACAGTACCAGGTAACACCGTACTAATTAAAACAATTAATTGATCAGGGTTAGCCCATGTATCAATTTCTTTTAATACATTCTTAACAATTGAGTATTCAAAATCTTTATTAGGTAAATGTGTAATAGGTTGACTACCGTCGTACGCTGGGTCATGCGGAGTTTGTACTGCTACAAATACAATATCTTTTCCAGTTACTGCACCTCTTATGTTGTCTGATATTTTAATCCTGGTGCTTTGTTTAGGGTAAATATCATAACCAGTAACTGAATAACGTGTTGCCATTGTTTCAGCACAAGCTAATCCTAACTTACCTAAACCTATAAATCCAATTTCCATATGTTTTCCTTAGAAGGTTTTTACACTATTATAACTAAAAATTTGTTAGAACCATTTGGTATAGTTTCTTATTATTTTCAAAATTTTGGCTCGACTGATGCTCGTGATTTAATAAGCGATTATTTTTTCGAAAAAGACGAGTACGCAATTGTTAAAGACATGCTACATAATTTTTATTTTGTTACTTTTTATGATCAAGAACCATTAACTGATACTACATTTTATTGTGATTTTGACTATGAATTATGGCTACGGTATGCCGAGTCATATTGTAAATTGAAATATTTCCAATTACCTCTTAAAATTTTAGCTAACAGTGAGCATAGTTTAGAAAAAAACAAAATCATTGAAACTTTTAATTTTCGTGATTGGTACTACTTTTTCCATGGATTTGCAGCACTTGACTGGTTTAGAAATCTACAATATCTTCCAATGGAAAAGGAATTTTCAAACGTATTTATCTGTTTTAATAACCTTATCAACGATAAAAGAAATTACAGATTAAGTTTAATTGGTCAAATTTTGGATAGAGGACTAGATTCTCATGGTTTAATATCATTGAATTCTACCAATCTTAATGAGTCGATTCGCCAAGAATTATTTTCCCCTCATAGTTTATTATCAGCTGAAAGTAAAAAAATAATTTATAAAAATTTATACAATAGAAATCTTGACCTAACCATCGACACAACAGAATTTGATGGAAAATTAAGTGCATTTAGTAATATTAAAGTTCTTGCACAAGGATTATTCCATATTGTTACCGAAACTAATTTTTATGAAGATAGAATTCATTTGACAGAAAAAATTTTTAAACCAATAGCTGCCAGAAGACCATTTATTTTAGTATCGGCCCCCGGTAATTTAAAATATCTAAAATCATATGGATTTAAAACTTTTGATAAATGGATCGACGAAAGTTATGATGACGAAAAAGATAACGATAAACGTATTTCAATGATTGTAGACCAAATTGAAAGATTATGTAAGTTAACACCGGCACAATTGAACGAAATATGGAATGAGATCCAACTTGTTGTTGTTTATAATCATAATCATTTTTATAATGAATTTAAGAATATTATAATTGATGAATTAGTTGACAATTTTAAAAGAGTTTTAATTCAACATAATTCCGGAATGGATTCAAGTTTTGATAATTTTATTGATTTTAAAAATTTTGATTTTGAATCTGTTAAACTACTTTTAAAAACTTAATCGTTAATTTGTAGTCTTGACAATATTAGTGTTTCCATATCATGTATTCTTGTTCGAGTTGTTTTGCTATTTAAAACTATAAATAATTTTTTCTTTCCGTTGACATAAGCACTCATAACTAAACATCCGCCGCTGGCACGTATGTAACCCGTTTTACTTACAATTACATTGTATTTTGCTACCAACGGATTAGTGTTTGTGTACTTCCATTTAATAAGTTTATTTCGTTTATGTTTTTTGACTAACTCAACCACAGTTTGATTACTAGCATTTACAATTGGCGAATACTTTTCTGCAGCTTGCAGCAATTTAATTAAATCGCGAGGACTACTAATGTTACGGTTATCAAGTCCAGTGCTATCGTAAAACTCTGTTCTATACATTCCTAATTCATGAGCTTTGCGATTCATATCTTCAATACATGATTTGTAACCAGTATAATAAGTTTTGCATAACATATCAGCAGCTTGATTATCACTATGGATAATAGCCAAATCGATTAATTGTTTTCTAGTTACTGACATACCTCTAAATTTTTTCATACTTACAGTATGATCTAAATTTATTTTGCTGTCTAAAACAACCATTACTGTCATTAATTTTGTAATAGAAGCAATGGGTTGAACAATATCAATGTTTTCTTGTTCTAAAATTTTACCATCGCCGTCGGCAATTAACCATGACTTTGCTTTTATATCTGCGGCTGCTACATAGTTACAAATTAAACATAAAAATAATATCTTAATTGATTTCATTTAACTCGGAAATATTTATGTTACTGTGGTCAAAAGTGATTCTATGCAAGACACGCTTGTCCATATGTTTAAATTCCCAGCGTTTATGTATAGAAAGATTTTGGTCTGCAATAACAATATCACCGTCTTCCCAATCATGGTGGTACATGTACTTTTCTTGTTCTGCAAATTGTCTTAGTTCTTCGATGAATTTTCTTCCTTCCTCATTAGGCATTCCTTCAATGAAGTGTATTTGATTCCAGCTAAAGAATAGTCCAGTAACACCAAGCTCATTGGTGTGAACTAGATTTGGTCTGTAATTTGAAATGTCTGGAGGAACCGTTCCTTCCTTCCATAGATAATTTGTAAACTGGACCACTTCTCCTACATTTAATTTTATTTTTGCAAACTCTTGTTTCTTTTCTTCGGATAAATCGTTGTAAGTTAAAATATTATTTAGATAACTTGTCCTTGATCCTCTACTACCACGTTCGCTGTATAACCATACAAACGGATTTCTATTAGGATCACTGACCCTATTACAATGCCATTCTAACTCGTGTTCGTGTCCAAACACACCAGGTAGTCCTTTTTCGTTGAGCTCTCCGGTTACTCTAGAAATAAATCCGTCCGAGTTGTTTAAAATAAAATTATCATTGATGTTAGTATCATGATAATTTTCAATTTTGCCAAACAATTTAGCAATTCTAATTTCGTCGCCAGGAGTTAATGATTGATTTTTAAAAACCACTACAGTATTGGTCAGTAAATATTTTGTAATTAACTTGGCTTCACTGACAGTTAAATTTTTGATGTCAAAGTTCTCAACTTGAACGGTCCAACCGTTCTCGTGTATTCGAATATCCATTTTATTCCTTTGGTTAATTGTTAGGTAAACTAGTCCATGCTATTATAGCACGTTTATTTGTAACGCCGTTAGATAAAAAATTATCACTTGTATGAAATTTATATCTATCAGCAGCAAACAATGATCCTCGTTTCCATGAAAAGATCTTATCTACAGACAACCATCGAAAATAATCTCGCGGTATATGACTAAAATATTTGCTATAGGTTTGATTATCAACCGTTGATTTTTCGAATGGTTTTGTTTCTTTAATATACTCCGAAGGCTGTTTTATTTTACTACCTTCATTGAATGTTATAGTATGACTATTGACATCAAATAAAGGAATAATAAATGTCCAAGCAGGGTAAGGTGCATCGGGTAACACTGGTCCACCACTATCTACATCACTGTGAACATTATAAGGATCAAAACAGTCAAATACATGTATCTGTTGTATTTTTAATTTACTCCCGAACTCTTTCTCCAACTTAGGTTGTAAGATATCCCTTACAAGTTTATTTTTTTCTTCGTAATACCTTATGATATAATAAGTTCCAGAAAAAATTTCTTCTCCATTTTGTCCATGAGGATTATAATTCCTATAAATGTCGTCGGTAGCTAAAAAATGTTTCTCTAATATGTTGAGTTCTTCATCAGACAAAAAATTGTCTATTATTCGAGTATCAATGTTCATAATGTTATTTAATTTCGCAATCAATCCATTTTAAATTTTGATAATGCTCATAAGGCCAAGTTCCCTTTGGCAATAAACAACGACCTAATTCTGGATGAGTATCTATACGAATTTGAACTGTTGCCCAAACTAACCAAACTATATAAAGTACACCCACCAATGACATACTATAACACAATGTCCTGTATTTTATAATTTTATTACGTCTACGTCTAGCACGTTCTGCCACGGCATTTCTCTGCATTTCTGCAGCAATGGCTCCTGCTTGCTCTTTGCCTACTACCTTCATCATTGCTTCTACTTCGGTCCACAATGCACCTAGTTCAGGTGGACTTTGATATACCATAATTTCACGAAGTTCTTCGCCCATGGCAGTTAATTGCTTTTTCAATAGAACACGTTGCAAAGCACGTCGACCTATGCTATCAGTTCCATGATAAACTTCGGTTCTACTGCGACGTTCTTCTTCTTCAAATACAGCATAACATTTATAAAGATTGTCAAAGTAAACACCTAGTTGTTCTCCAATTTGGGTATAAATGTTGGAGGTATCACCGGCCTGTTTGTTCAAATCTATTATTCGATTTTTTTCGGCTATATATTGATTTTTTTCTGCAACAGTAGGTGGGTGGTCTTTAAACTTCTGATGAAATTGGTCGTCAAGATCCTTGAGGACATCTTTAACATCCCCAGCAGCTCCTTTGATGTCCTTGTAAAGCTTACAACCCTCTTTTACAAGTTTTACTGCTCCGTTTGCTAACGCAAACAGCGTTAATGGATCCACGCTCCTAGAGATTCCTTATTATTTTTATTCGAGAATCAGTTATAATTGAACGCTTAGTATTTATTACATTCTATGCGGAGGACGAGTGGGTTGTGGTGGAGGTGGTGGATTTCTAGGGGGTTTATGTGCGAACCAGCTCATAGTCGGTTCCTTTCGCCATAAAAAAAGCCTGGAAAACCAGGCTTATTTGTAATTAATTTTAGTTCCAATTCCTGTGCCTCTTTGTAAAGGGCTTTCATCTGGTATGTATATAGCTTTACCCACGCCCATCATACAGTATTCATCGGTTCTCAAGTTGTGTATAAACCAGCTGGTTGTTTGTGTTTCAAAATTAGCATATAACAAATTCACAGTTTCTTCATTGGGCGCCTGAGTTGCCACTACTAATTTCTCGCCATATTTTTCCATGGTAGCTTCAACATCTTCAAAGCTACCGCACATAAATCGGATCTGTCTTGATCTAGGTTCGGCTGTAGCTGCCGCGGCTACGGTGGCCAGTAAGATGGCAGCTAATAATCGGTTCATACAGTATATATGATCTAGCTGCCTTATAATTATCTTGTATTATTTAAATCTAGAACATACTATATCATAATATTCATCTAGTTCACCGCTCCACTTGCCTTTTAAGTATTCAGCTAAATCCTTACAAAGTTTACCGTTTTTATCTTTGTTAGCCTGTACGAATTCTCCATGGAGTTTTTTCCAATGATCCAACATAGTTACTTCGTTAGTAACTTTTTCTGGTGTAAGAACACAAAAAGTTTCTAACATGTTATCTCCTACCAAATGCGGCTCTAACTCTAATACAAGATATTTTTCAGATAACTCTTTGGCCACTTGTCTATTAAAAATTATGTCCATTCTCGCCTCTTTATTCCAACTGTTTTATATATATCTTGAACAGCACGAGCTTGATAATAACAATCGATTAGTGCATTGTGAGCGCCATGCCTATCTTTCTTCCTAGGATCGCCGTGAACACTGAACAGAGTACGACTGTCTCTAATTTGCCAAAACTGCCATGGTGTAGGGCGACCTACTTGTCTGTATAAATCTTCTAAAATCACAATATCAAATGCTGGGCCTTGACACCAGATATTGTCAGCACCTACTAGAAAACGATTGAGTTGGTCTAGCATTTCGTTTATGCTAATACGACCATCTGTACCTAGTGCTTCTTCTCTTACTTCCTCGGTCTGAGTAGCCCACCAGTTAACTGTTTCGTCTTGAACATGACGATCTATAGATAACTGTTCGTCTACATCAGGCTTTAGATAAAGACCTTGAGCTTGATCAACGTCTGAATCCCATGGACTAAATTTTACAGCACCCAGAGTTAGAATAACTGACCAAGGTCTTGTACTTAGTGTTTCAAGATCTAACATTACATCAGTCATGTTGTCTCCATTATTGCACGGGAAGTAAGAATTCTTCATCTTTGTTTGGCTGATTCGCTAATACACGTATTGATTCAGCTGCGACTACACGTTTACGCAGACTGCTTGAACTAAAACTATGATCTCGCCCATTAAATATTAACTCAATGTTACGAGCATAGCATTCGTCGCGGCCGGTAAAATCTTTATCAACATATTCAACACCTAATATTCTAACATCTAAAGGAAGTATTAGCAATAGGTCGATTAGATCTTGTTCGGTCTGATACACAACGACTTCATCAACATAACGGCATGCTGCAAGTTGAATTTGTCTTTCCACAATACTTTGTACTGGTCGGTTCTTTGTATCAGGTCTATCGATGGTCGGATCTGTTTGCAATCCCGCAATAAGATAGTCGCAATGATTCTTAGCCTCAGCGAGCATAGCCACATGTCCGGCGTGAAGCATATCAAAAGTCGAAAAAGTAATCCCAATCTTAAGTCCTTTGTCCTTAAGTTCACGAATTTTATTGAATATCATTTAAGAGGCTGGTTCTAGTTTAACGTTGAGAGGAAAGCCATTGTTACGTGCTAGTAGAGTTGCTTCTACACCTTTTTGTTCGGCAATTTCATAAGGTAATGTGCTTACTACGCTAGATCCATCTTCATGAATCTTCATTGTTAATTCATAAGCAGTTTCTTCTGAGTGATGAAAAATACTTTTCAAACTCTCAATCACAAACTCCATGGTTGTTACATTATCATTTATATAGATAACATTAAACAAACTAGGAGGCTGAACGTTCGTTTTAGTTTGAATCTTGGGTTTAACAATGATATCTGTTTTGCTCATGTTTAATTTAAAATTTGATAAATATTGGTGTAGTTCGCGGAGCGGGAACTCCCAACTACTCTAACATTGTAAAGGAATGTCAGCATGTGTATTTACTACATTGTATATAAAACCATTAATCTTGTCAATGGGTTCGAATATATCGGGCAACATACAACTTCAAATCTAGACGACGGATATCTTGGATCCGGCTTACGTTTAAAAAATGCCATAAAAATTTACGGTAAAGAATCATTTAAAAAAGAAATACTCTACGTTTTTTCAACATTTGATGAAATGAACCAAAAAGAAATTGAGTTAGTAAACGAAGATTATGTTAATAGATTAGACACGTATAATATTGTCATCGGTGGCGATTCTGGTATAGGTAAAAATAACAAAGGAAAAACTCCGTATAACAAAGGCATTGTTGGGGTTGTAAAATATACCGAAGAGACTAAACAAAAAATGTCAAGATCAGGGAAAAAGCCTAAAACAGAAGAACACAGAAAAAATATTTCCAAAGGTAAAAAAGGAAAAAATGTTAATGCCATAAATCCTTTCTTAGGCAAAAAACATTCGCCAGAATCTAAACAAAAGATGAAACTGGCATGGGCTAAGAAAAGGGCAGCAAAAGCCGCCCAATCCTAATTACCTAGAAAATACAATTTGTATCTTCTTGGGCTTGTCTTCCTCCGGAACAACATGCTCAATACTAACTGCCAGGATACCATTTACTACAGTAGCACCACGAACTTCCATATGGTCGGCCAGTGGGAAACTGCGAGTAAAGTTGCGTGAACTAATACCACGATAGTGATAAGTTAGTTCTTCTTTTTCTTTCTTTTCTCCACGTATAGTTAAAACATTGTCCTTGTACTCAATGTCTAGTTCATCCTCGGCAAAGCCAGCAACGGCAAGTTGAATAGCATAATGTGTTTCATCGATTTGTACGATATTATGCGGAGGATAATTGTCGTTGACTTTACTGTTAGCAAAGGTACGATTCAGCTCATTGAACAGTCGGTCAAAACCAACAGCGTGACGAGCAAGAGTGGGTAAATCAAAAGTTGTGATATAGGTTGTCATAGTATTTTCTCCTTAAGCAAAAATGACATATATGAGCCTAGACCCCGAAGGCATCTAGGCCGCATATTCTTTACGGTTTTTCTTTAAATTCAGCGTCAATCACATCATCGTCGGCTTTAGGCGGAGCAGACTCTGGTGCGGTTGACTGCTGTTTTACTTCATTGATCGCATTACTGGCAACAAACAATTCACTCAACCGTGTAGTAATAGCTTCCTTGTCTGTGCCTGCTACGGCTTCTTCTAGTTTCGCGATAGCATCTTGTATCGTCTTCGTCTGATCTTCGTTAAGTTTGCCTTCGACTTCTTTTAGATCAGTGCGGACCTTGTGAATTACTGAATCCGCTTGGTTACGTGTTTCAATTAATTCACGTTGCTTTTTATCGGCGTCAGCATTGGCTTCGGCATCGCGAATCATTTCCTCAATCTGTTCTTTACTCAGACCAGAATCACTCTTAATGGTAATCTTGTTTTCTTTGCCAGTCTTTTTATCCCGAGCACTTACTTTAAGAATACCGTTAGCATCAACATCTAATGTTACTTCAATCTGTGGCTGACCTCTTGGTGCGGGGTCGATACCTTCTAGATTGAACTCGCCCAGCAGTTTGTTATGCTGTACAAGTTCACGTTCACCTTGATAGACTTTGATAGTAACTGCAGGCTGATTATCCTCAGCTGTGCTGAACACCTGACTATTTTTAGTTGGTATTGTGGTGTTCTTTTGTATTAATTTGGTCATCACACCACCCATGGTTTCGATGCCTAGGCTTAGTGGGGTCACATCAAGTAGTAGAACGTCTTTACGATCACCGCCTAGAACAGCACCTTGTACTGCTGCTCCGGCCGCTACTGCTTCATCTGGATTGACATCTCTGCGTGGTGCCCGTCCAAATAGTTTTTCAACTGCTTCTTGAACCCGCGGCATTCTAGTTTGACCACCAACAAGAATAACTTCGTCAATGTCTGCGGCTGTTACACCTGCGTCACGCATGGCTATGCGACATGGTTCAATACTGCGTTGAATCAAATCATCTACTAGGCTTTCAAATTTGGCTCTAGTAATTTTAATGTTCAAATGTTTAGGGCCTGTGGCATCTGCGGTGATGTAAGGCAAGTTGACATCTGTTTGTGTGCTGTTTGAAAGTTCAATTTTTGTTCGTTCTGCTGCTTCTTTTAGACGTTGTAATGCCATTACATCTTTAGCGAGGTCAACACCACTTTCTTTCTTAAACTCAGCAATTAGGTAATCCATTAATCTTTGATCAAAGTCTTCACCTCCGAGGAATGTATCCCCATTGGTGCTAAGTACTTCGAATTGTTTATCACCATCCACATTAGCGATGTCGATAATAGATATATCAAAGGTACCGCCACCAAGATCATAAACAGCAATTTTACGATCCGTTTTTTCATTTTTGTCTACTCCGTAAGCCAACGCCGCTGCGGTCGGCTCATTGATTATACGCAGAACTTCTAAGCCTGCAATTGCACCTGCGTCTTTGGTAGCCTGGCGCTGACTGTCATTGAAATAAGCAGGAACAGTGATCACCGCTTGTGTTACTTCGTGCCCAAGATAGTCTTCGGCAGTTTTTTTCATTTTACGAAGGACCTCTGCTGAAATCTGCGGAGGTGCTAATTCTTTACCTGACGCTTCAACCCAAGCATCGCCGTTTTTTGCTTCCATAATTTTATACGGCATTAGGTCGATGTCTTTTTGAACTGCCTGTTCTCGGAATTTACGTCCGATCAAACGCTTGGCAGCATAGATTGTATTTTTTGGATTAGTAACAGCTTGACGTTTGGCGCTTGCACCAACAAGAATTTCATCAGCAGTGTAGGCTACAATACTAGGTGTAGTTCTAGCACCTTCTGAATTTTCAATTACTTTTGGGATTCCGTTTTCGACAACTGCTACGCAGCTATTGGTGGTACCAAGATCAATACCGATGATTGTGCTCATAGTTTCTCCTTAAAATTAAGCAAGTATAATTGTGGGCCCGAAGCACCCTACACAATTATTTATACCTGTATTATATATTTTTTTTGTGTTCTGCCGCAATTATTTTGGTTGTTTAAAAATAAAATGTTTTGAAGCAGCCCACATTGGGTTCCATGTTAATGCAAAATGTGAATAGGCTTGGTCATCTTTCAGTACAAGCCTATAAGTATTTTTATGTCTTTTGGTTTTATACAAAGTAATATCGTGCTGTTTGGTCCAATTTTCAATGTCCATTTCTATGCAATTAATTACAAACGGAATTCCGTTCCCCGGACTAGGAAGTTCAGGGAGATGGAATTCTATATACATTAGAACAATTTTTTTGGTAACTGCTCGTCGGCTAGTTTTTTCTTCCAACGACGTTTTGCTGCTGCTTTGGCTTTTTTACGACGTGTAGTAGGTTTTTCGTAGGTTTCACGCTCTCTAAGAGTTTGCAGTGTACCTGACTCTTGAACTTTCTTTTTAAATTTTCTTAGTGCTTTTTCTACGTTGTCGTTGCTTACGTAAACTAAGTTGCCTAGTATTTTAAAAGATTTATCTTGCATAGATGTTATTTATGTTTAATTTGACGCATTTGAAAATAATCTAAAATTGAATTAATTTTTGTAGCCGGGCTTAATATTGTTTTGCTACCATAGTAATAAGTTTTTTCATTCTTAAAAATATCTAAATTATCATGTATATCAATATTTACAATTATAGATTCACTTAAATTTATTGCTTGACTCAACCAATTTGCATTGCTCATTTCTGATTTATAAAGATAAATGTTATAATCTTCAATAGAATTTTGTGCCACTCTACAAAGCAATTCTATTTCTGAATCTGTTGCATCTATAACTGTAACTGTGTGTTTATCCTCATTTGTAAAATCTGGTGGTGTTATAAAATTACTATACATTTTTAGTTTTTAAAATTTCTTCGATCTGTTGTTCTACTTGAGCTTGCTCAGCTTCGTTTAAATCTTCAATTTCGTATTCACCTGCTTCTAGTTTTTGAATCAGGTGTTGTATGTATGCTTGATTGTAAGTGTAACTGTCTGTTGAATTTTTGTCTACTTCGATCCATTTAGCACCATTCCATTTAAATAGTTTTTCCGGAAGATAATCTGTTCTAATAAACATATCACCTTTCATTGGATCATTTGGAAATCGATCACCAAACCCACATTGACTTGCATTAGTGAGTGTTTCATTATCTGCTTTAATAGCCAAACTAGGGTGTAATGAATTAAACGCATCTAAGTTATACACTTTACCTTGATAGCGAACAGCGTAATCTGCACCTCTACGTATAGGTGTATTAAATTCATCAATGGGTTTTGATTCATTTTTAGATTCTTCTGCAGGGGGAAGTGGCATATCCTCTAAACCTTGTGCTACGTCAATAGACTTTTCTTCCTCTGCAGGAGTTTCTACTTTGTTTTCATCAATCACACGACTAGCCCACATTTCTTCATTTTCCAAAACAGGAATGTCAAGATCTGGCTCTTCTTTTTCTATTGTTGCAGCAGCCGCATTGGCCTCTTCGGCACGATTTTTTTCGTCTTCCTGATCTAATGCTCGAGCTACTAATGTTCCGTTTTTAAACCATTGCTCTAGTTCAGGATCCATTTCTGGAACATACACATTTGATGTAAAGGTATTAGTTACTGAAGGTTCATTATAAAGTGTCAGGTTTCCATCCCCTGAGTTTGCTGTATGAGATTCGTCTCGCGATTCATCCCTCCGGTCGGTTTTTTCTTCCTCATCGTGAACCCATCCGCCTTGACCTTGTCTGGCCCATTCGAATTGTTTATTGGCAGCAAGAATAAGTGTCAAGGCAAGCGGATCAAAAACAATAACAATAAGTATAATAACCCAACGTACAGCACGCTCAAGAATATTTTGATCGGGATTGTCGCCGTAGATAAGAGCAGCAATATATTTGATAGGTCCAACTTCGGCCTCTACCTTTCTAGCCTCGGCAGCAAATGGTGCTCGCTCGGCTTGTAACTTTTGAATTTCTTTCTGGCTCTTCGCTATTTCTGCTTGTAATGCTGTTCTTTCTTTGGCTTGTTGTTTACGAATAACAACAGCCTTGTCTGTGCCTCGTTCCGAGTCAGTTCTGCCAAGCATTTGATCCACTTGTGCATTCATTTGTTCAATGGCCTTCTTGGCCTGTGCTATGTTTTCTCTTTCAGTGGCAATCTTTTCATCGTAAATAGCAACCTTACTCGTGGCGTCACCGGTAACCAAACTTTGATCTGAATGTGCTTTAGAAAGGAAACCAAATATACCCATGCTGGTCAACAGCATCAAGAAAACAATGGCCGGAATAAGATAGGCCTTGAACACCCAACCGGCTCGCTTCCAATTATTGTGTAGCCAAACTGTAGCAACCAATTTGCCAGCCTCTAGTGCTCCTCCCATGATAATAACAGGAACAACTGCTGCACTGAAGATGGCAGTGAGACCGGCGACCGAATACCAAGCAGCAATTGCTGAAATGGTAATGGCCACTAACATGATTAGTGATCCAAATAACATAGAGTGTATTTATAGAATAGTAGATTAAGAATACTAGAGTGTTATTGATTTGTCAACTGTTTTGGCTTAATCTTCTGACCAAACCAAGGCCACTGTGGCCTGTGTGATACCATTGGTGCTTCGTATAGCTATGCTGACCTGACTGCCTGGCGGAATAGTTATTCTATAAGGACTCAAATCTATATTCACAGTTCCGTTGATGGCATTTAAACCATTATAAACAGGAGTATCCACAGCAAGGTCTAGTGTGCCTGTGGCTGCACTATACACTTCGTTGGCGTAGGGAATGTTGTAATACAAGTGTGTGCCCGAAAAACTGGCAGGATCAAAAAACAAAAACAACTGTGATGGATCGGTTGCCTGTACCGAAACACTTAAACTTTTTACAATGGCTTCTTTGACATTGATAATGTAATTACCATTGTTGGCTCCGGCTAAACCATTTGTGACCACACTGTTCTTGATAGTCATCATATGGTGTGTGACATTTTGTGCCAGGGTGGCTTTTGACACACTGTGACTGCGAGTAAGCTCGTTTTGAAATATGGTGCCTTCTACAGCACCGTACATACTGCCACCTGTCACAGCAAGATTACTGGTATTGGTTGTATTATAGGCTGCATAGGTTATTTTGAAACTGGGATTGGCAATATGTGGGGTAGTATATTGATTGACATAATGTTCTCTATGCACATACACCAAGGATCCAGATGCTTGGTCTTCTAATGCATAACTGATAGCACCTGCTCCCAACCAACGCATAGCAATCTGGTACACATTCAATTTGGTAGGATCCAATAACATGCCGCTGGGATTGGTAGTAATAGTATTGCTACCGTCCAACTTATCAATATTCCAATCTTCTTGATAAGTCCAATAATTGGTTTGATCTACACCCTGTTGTTTTAATTCAAATGTGGCCTGTGCATTTCCAGTGCTAGTAAATGAGAATGTACCATTCATTGGTCCAAGTGTAGGTGCTAACCATAACATAGCACCATCAGTTTGTTGGAACAACCAGCCACCATATCCACCCACACGATTTGTAATAGTTTGAATGGCAACATCCTCACTGGTGTTGCCTAGTGTAACTGTATATGCCACACCGTTTAATGTGATAGTGGCAGTTTGCGTAGCATTAGGAGCCACAGTCATGTCCATTACATAAATTGTGGCTTTGCCGCCAGTGGCTCGACAAATACCAAATCGATTACCATCAAATCCAAATGCCAAGCGATTTTCTTGATTGTTCAGTCCTGCAAATTGTAGACTACCTGTTACACCTTGTGTAAACGCTGCTGTGAATCTTGTGACTATACCTTGCCCAGGTCTATAACGCATGAATCGTTTTGAACGTAGTACACCATAGCCGCCTTGCGTGGTACCAGTTGTGACCTTGAACATTTGATTTACAGATCCCGCAGATGACCCTGTACCGTTTGTATAGGTTTGGATCACATCCGGTGTAGTTCCGTATATGCCATCAAGTTGTATAACTGCGGTGGGACTGATAGCAAGAGGTTCACCAAATGCCGATACCTGACCAGCAATACTAGGAGCACTCAATTTGGCAGCAACACGGATCTGTGGTTTGCCGGCCAAGTCATATTCCATGGCACGATGTAGATCTAGTAGATTGGTTTCTTGTGGATGTTCGTAGTCGGTGGTGTTTTGGCGTTTATCGCCGCGGCCGGCACTGGGTTTTACATAGGCCATCTATTAAACCTTAACCCCAATAAAAATGTGATCTACTCTACTGGCAGTCCAAGTATTACTATTAGTTGACCCGTATCCGGTATTGATAGCAGATCTAACTCCAGCATTTAAAGCAGAGGCATCGTAGACAACTAAAACCACAATATTACCACTAGCAACCCCGTTAAGTGCGTTGGCTAGTGTGGTCAATGAGCCAGGATCGATGTATGTATCGTACGAATTAATACTTACAGTATCGCCATATGAATCTAATATAGCTAGGGTATGTCCTCGGCTGGCTGTGTTTACTATTTCAATGTCATTGACAACAATTCTAGCATTTTGATATCCAGGAACATCATATGAGCTTGAGTAAGCGTATATTTTATTACCACTTACATATTGTGTGGTTTCTAAAGCGGATGTTGTACCAAATGCTTCATAAAATGTGAAAGCAGAAACGGTATTGATCCACGGTCTACCTAAAAGTAAACCTGTGGTGTTGGGATTATCTACTGTAGCATTGTCATTGAATTGTGTTGGCAGTAAAGTTATATCGTAAGTGGATCTTGGATCGCCGGCCGCTGCTCTATCTGATGCCGCTAAATCTAGTTTTGCTTTTTGTCTCAACTCTCTAGTTGGTAATTGTGCTATTCCATTTGCTGACATTGTTATTTCCTTGCTTGCCAATTTGGAAACATACTAATACTATCTGTTCTAATATCTGCAGGGTTTTTGCTTTGATGCACATCGTCGCCTGTAGGAAATGCTGCTCCAACAGGAGCAACAATAGTGTTAGGCTCGTTAGCAAATTCTGGGTCTGCTAGTATTCCTGCTAAACGCTGCATGTCCATGATTTCTGCTTCCGGCTCTACATCTACTGCAATGGTAATACCGGGCTCTTGCTCAGGCGCTTCTGCACCGTCTATTAGGTCTAATATACCCCGAATAATATCTGTAATCTTCATAAGAGTATTTAGCTCAATTTTACTTGTTTTTTGCTTATAAATAAATCCGCCATACAGTGACACATTTTCTTATTACAAATCATGCTTTGAGTAGGCCATTCTATACCAGTATTAATGTTACCTATCCAACCAGAATCTTCTTGACAATTCGCACTTCTTACACGACCATCATACATAACAAACAGGCTTTCTAATCCTAGATTACATTCCCATCCATAAAAGTTATTTTGATTTGTGTTTTGCAAGGAGCTGGCAATAGAATAATCAAAACTTGCTGTTTGATTATCGTAGAATAAGACTTGATAATTATCAGGTGTTGGCCTGTAGCCCGCGGGCTTGGGCTGCGATACTTGTAGGACTGGAGTAGAGCTAAGGATTTTTTCTTGCTCGGCATTATAATTTATTGTACAAAAATCTTGTTCAGCGCCGAAGTTAGGAGTTATTCGTACTATCTCTAAACTAAATCCTGATAGTTTATCTTTTAATTTATTATAAAAATTTATACATCTATCCCACCTAGGTGGATACATCATTACTCTTACATTTACATAGGTGAACTCTTTGACGTATAAAATTTTTTCAATGTATTCATCTTCTAGTTCTTCTGGTACAAACTCTGAATGATAACTTATTGACATATTACTAATCTTAGGAACAATGTCAGTCCACCAGGATTTAGTTCTTGCCAAGTTAGTAGTCAGTACTATTGATCCGCCAGTGTCGTAGATTAGGTTTACAAGATCTTTAAAGAAAGGACTTAGAGTCGGTTCGCCGCCGGAAATTGAACAGTTGATGTGTCCGTATCTAGAATTACAATCTAACACAAACCGTTTGACCTGTTCCCAATCGTAGCTATGATTTTGTCCTGTATGTAATATTTCTGGACAATACGAACAATGGTTAGTGCAGATGTTATTAATAACCCAGGTTAAGTAAAGACCGCCTGTGTTATTTTTTATTTCTATAATTTTTTTATTTTGATAAAATACATCCGATGGAATCATCAGATATTTATTACTTGGCCATGATCCACTGGATTAGTTCTTTTGCTTCTTGACAATTACTGCGATTTACTGCTTCGTCAATCATGTCAAGTTGCAAATTATGTAGATCATCTAATGTACGGTCGATTATCTGCCGCTTACGATTAAAGCTCTGTACTTTATAATAACGATGTCCATAGTCTGGTGTCATTGTGCCTCCCGGTTACGATGTTTTACAGAACGCTTAAATCTACGCTTGTTTTCAACTGTACGGCATCGAAACGGACTACCGTTTTCAAACAGAACGCGATGTGCTCTATGCTTGTGTTGTATTGATTGCTTTTCCATGATTAGATATTTACTGCTTCCTTGTAAACTGCGAAACGATACAGTGCATCACATTCAATGATGAACCGACCACCGACATCCATACTGACATAATTGTCACCCTGCATACCTTGTTCGCTGTAACTGATGTCAAGGATGGCATCCGGACTGAAACCAAATTCATTTTCCATACAGGTAAGGAACGAATGCTTCCAACCCATGTCCGAATAAATTAAGCCGTCGTTGTCCACATCCCATTCCTTGGGATCAAAGTAAGCTCTAAGTTCACCAAAGTCACCGGTTTCGTCATCAATGTAAGCCAAACGCACACGATTAATACGAACTGTTTTTGATGTTTCAGACCAATAACCCCGGCCATCGGTCTTTGTAATAAAATGAACTTGACGATCGAACATTATGCTGCCTCCAATTCTTTAATCTGGTTATAAAGTTTGCTACGCTGCTCGTCAATACGAGCATTAGTTTCTTCGTCGAAACATCCGGCCTGCTCATCCAAATTAATGAGTTCGTTATACAGGCAATCAAGCAAAGTTTGGTCAGACATTAAATTACTCCTTGTCCATGATATAAGTGAACAAAACCCACTTGGCACGATTCAGTTGCTGGCGAGCATCTTCGGCACGATTGAAATCAACTTCACCGTATTCGGTGTTGGTCATTTCTTGTGCATCTGACATCATGGACGCAACAACCATAGCAGGACCAGAAAATTTGAAAGTGCTACTAGACTCTACTGCTTCACGCATCTGTGCTTCGGTGCAACCGTACATTGATACTTCGCGGATTTCTTGGGTAGTAAGGCCTTGGAATGCTGTTCTCATTTGACACGCTCCTTATTAGTTACTATACCAATATTATAGCAAACGGGTGAATTTTGGTCTACCGTTTTTTATGTTGCTAATTTAATAACAAGACCTACAGTGTAGATAAGCAACAGTGTTGCATTAATAACAATAAGGCTCCACTCACGCCAGGCTATTGCAACAATAAGCCAAATAAATGCACCCAAATTAAGCAGAGCAGGACCTGCAGGGTAAATATTAACAGAAGTGCAAACGGCTCCTGCAATCGTTACAAAAGTTGCAAGCCACTTAAGGTAAAATACAATATCTTTATTCATGCCATTAGTATAACAAAACGGCGATTTTTGGTCTACCGTTTTGTCTGTTGCTAATTAAGCAACTCTACCGTAGTAATTTGCCTTAATATACCAGTCCGGTGCTGAGTCCAGATTGTTGTGTTTTTGGTTATAGTCTATGGCATACTGGCGAGCTTCAGCTTCGTTGTCAAAGTATTCCTCGCCAGCTGGTCTTTGTCCCCACCCACGCTCGTATTCAGTAAATGTAACTTTGTAAAGGCTGTCTAGTACTCGAGGCTTGTTTACTCGGGGCATGTCAATCTCCTTTGGGACGACTTACAATCCAAATAATAATTGCTAAAACTATAAGATACCAAAACATTTTTGTCTCCTATTAACTACTACAGTTACAGTATAGCAAAATGGAGATTTTTGGTCTACTTGTTTTTTTGTAAACTTTTTGAATCGTAAATACAACATATGACTCAAAAGATAATACCAATTGGTGTTTCGCCTCCTAAAGAAGAAACAAAAAAAACTTTAACTGAGTTACACAACGAGTTCAATGATCCTTATCTGCCTGAGGACAAACATATTTCTACAATTAAATCTATGTTGAAATATGCTAAACCTAGACCTCAAGCTAATTTATCTTCCTTTAGGGTTGAAACAGTAACACGAAAAACTCATTTGGCTTTAATCCTGATGCCAAAATGGGCTGTATTTTTTGCTCCATATAATATTGCTAGATTAACTGCTGTTACTAGAAAAGCTGGATACAGGACATCGGCTTTTGACTGGAATGTTGAAACTTGGAATGCACTGAGAAAAACAATGGGCAGAGAAAATGACCCATTCGAAGGCCACGGTTCACGTGATTATCTTTGGCTAGACGATATGTACGAACGTAATCTACGTGACAAAGTTGAGCCACTGCTGGAACAATATCTAGAAAAATTAGTTGAAATAAAACCAGATGTTGTTGGGTTTAGTTTGTATTACACTAATGTAAGACCAACACTTTGGATGGCAAGAAAAATTCGTGAGCGACTTCCTAACACAATTATACTAGGTGGAGGTAGTCACATTCATTGGAATCCAGATCCGTTCCCTGAATTTGATCATGTAGTCAAGGGCGAAGGTGAGGAAGTATTACTTGAGCTATTGGAAAAAATAGAGCGTGGTGAAAAGCTTACACAGTATCAGTACAACGCAGACACAACAAAACGTTTAAACCTAGACACGTTGCCATTTCCTGATTACAGTGATTTTGATGTAAACAAATACATGATGCCGAATGCATTCAGCTCGGAATTTAGTAGAGGATGTGTAGCAAAATGTACATTTTGTGCCGAAACACATTACTGGAAATATCGCAGCAGACAAAGCCCAATGGTACTCGAAGAAGTTGAGTTTCAGTATAAAAATTTTGGTATTAATTACTTTTGGTTCATTGATAGTCTAGTCAATGGTAATATCAATGAACTAAGAGCTTTTGCCCTCGGCGTTGTGGAACGTGGATTAAAAATACATTGGACCGGATATGCACGTTGCGATGAAAGAATGGATTTTGATTATTATCGAGATCTGAGTGCAAGCGGTTGTACAGACTTAAATTACGGAATCGAAAGCGGTAGTAATCGTGTATTAAACGATATGCGTAAGAATATAACTGTACAAGAAGTTGAACAAAATCTTAAAGATGGTCATCAAAATAAAGTCGGTGCCGCTACAAATTGGATGTTAGGATATATCACCGAACGTCAAGCCGATTTTGCCCATACAATGACTCTGCTGTGGAGGGTGCAAAAATATCTTATTAATGTATCAAGACAAACAATGCTATTAGGACCTAGTAGAATACAAGATGATCCAGATCGCTTTGGTGTTCACGAAAAATTTTTCTTATGGCAATGGGCTAGTAAAGATCATGAAAATACCAAATTACATAGATTAGTTAGATTAAAGTCTTTTAACATATTTGTACAGAATGCGTTACGTCTTAGAGCAAATGAAGACAGGGGAGGAAATTTAAAACAAACTTATTCTATAGGTAAAATTTCAAACAACTATAACGATAATTTATTTTATGAGGAATTTGAGTACGAAATAATAAAAGATGATCGTCTGGATAATAGATTTTCACAAACTTTGGTTAATGAAATTTGGCCGCTGTTCAGGACTATGTGGAGGGCAAGAAATCATCAAGCATTAGAAATGTCTGTGAAATTTGATCCAGAATGGGATATGAACAATTATGGAAATAGGTTAGCAGATAATTTCAGTGCCAACTATAACTTTCAAATCGACGATGACGGAAATTGGCAAATGGATTGCACAGTAAAATTTATAGGGCCAGACAATATATATGCACCCTGGTTACCAAATAATGACGAACGTACAAATTTTAATATAGATTTTGCTTGGTCAGGTCAAGGTCATTGGACTCCACCGTCATCAGATTGTGCAACTCAGGTAAAAAATCCTTAATATCCAAACTCCAATATTGCTTAGTCCATTCAACTTGATCCCAAAATTTTTGTACTAAGTTTGGATCGTGTTTCCATTTTTGAACATGTGATATAATCGAACTCATGTCAAATTTTGATTTACTTAAATGTTCGATAATAATTTCTTTCTGACTATCCGTAAATAATTGGAACGAGTATTCTTCGGGGTAGTAACAAAAATCGTAAAATTTGTTTATATTATTTTCTTCTAACCAACTAAACAGTTCATCTAAATAAAAAATATTAAGAGCACTTATAGTTGGGTGGCACTCTAAACTTAAATTAGTATGAGTATCTCTGAGATGTTTAAAAATTTTTAGATTTTCTTCTACTTCCGGCCACGTGCATCCAGTTCGTATATATTCTGCTTTACTTCCTACAGCATCATAACTGAGCATGATAAAAACATGTTTAAATTTAAACATCATGTCTAAATGATGCTGTCCAATTTTCACCGTTCCATTAGTTGAATAATTAATCAAACAATTAGCAGCCCGGCCTTGTTCTATTATTTTTTCTAAAACTTTAAAATGCTCTAAGTTTGATAATGGTTCGCCACCTAATACATCTATGTTTTCGATGTGAGAAAAATCTTCTTGGCAAAAAGAATCTACATCAGTTTTTTTAATTTCGCCTACATGTACGTCAATCCATTTAGGATGTTTAACTTTTTCTCGACGTTCTTTTACGATTGTAGAACTTGACCATGGTCCGCATGTTCTGCAGGCCAAATTACAAGCATTACTACTATCAAGTATGTAATGTTTTAAACGTGGATTTTTTATTTCGTCGTTGATTACTTCTAATGTTTTATTTCTTAAAGACCATTTACGCATGCTGGTCTTGTTGACCGAATCCTCGTTCCAGCACTCGTAGCATTTTGGATCCTGTATTCCCAAAAGCATTTTACTTCTTAAATTTTTAATTTCTGCAGATGCAGATAATTCAGAATAAGAACTATATTTGTTTTGTGATTGAATTTTACAACAGATATGATTGTTCCTTGTATCATATCCTGTAAATGCAAATGAACAAAAAGTATCTAGATTAATATCTGACATCAATGAAGTGTTAGGTCTTCGTTAAATTGTTGCAAATCAATAACGCCTAGAATCTTCATGATTTTTTGAATATTTTTTGGCGGTTTATTTGGAAGCACTTCCGGAACAAAAGCAAATTTTAAATTTCCTTCTGCGTCGAAAATAAAACCATAATCTTCAGATTCAATTTCTTCTGTATATTCTAATACAGCATCTTCTATTTCAACTTCTAGGCGTTTGCTCATCGCTGCCTCCTGTTTTTTATATTTATGGATTATTTAAACAGGATCAAAGCCATTAGAGCAGACTGAATAACAAATCCTAGACCAATAGTGGCAATATTTAACAAATCTCTGAGAATAATGGCTCTACAGAAAAGCAACACTAGCCCTAGCCATAGAAACAGTACAACATCTACACTAGGTGTTGTATCAGTTAAACCAGTTAACAAAGCAAGTAAAGTTGGGATGGTAGCTGCATGTAAAGCTATGGCAGCTAACCATCCTAATGTATCAGCTGAGATCTTACTAAAATGCGTAGTAAAGAACTCAGTTACTTGATACTTGATGCGATCAAAGTCAATTTTTGAATTTTCCATATTTTTTTGAAGTTCACTCTTTTTACGTGTTGAAGTTAATATTGGCATAGACTATCTATTAGCTACCATAAAAGATATGGCGGCCAATTTTTGCAATGGGTTTTTTACCCCATCCTGGTTGAACATAGTCAGCATGATAATACATAGCATTTTTAAGGCCTGGTAAACGAAACCCTTCTAGTAAAACCTTTTTGGCAACTTCTGCACTTTCATTGTACAAAGGTTGATACACAGGTTTTACACGATGAGTTCCATCGCAATACCAGGAGAACTGACAAACCACTTTTGAGTAGATTACATTTTTCTGATATACTACAGCACAGATGTCTCCGGGAAACTGATTACTATTAGCTCGATTCATTGTTACTTGAGCCACAGCGACCTTGCCTTCAAATGGTTCGCTTGCAGCTTCCCAATAGATGTTTTGAGTTAGGCAACGAAGCTGACGGTCGCGTTCAGCCGATGTGACTATTCGGACTTTTTGCATTTCAGCTTTTTCTGCTTCGAGAGCTTGAAATTTATTTTTAGTGACTGTGGTCAAGGCAAGGGTCGCCAGCCACATACCAAAAACTATTGTCACAAATTTTACCATACCTGGAAAATATTGTTTCATCTTTCTTCCTCCTTTATTCAGGTTGTAGTTTTATATAACTAGGATCTTTCCGAGAAAACAACTGCTATTACCCCATAATATTGGTATATTATAGCATTATTTTCGTTTTTTTACAAGTAATATGGGTAGTTTTTGTGCTCAGCCACAAATAACATCAGGACTTCCGGCTGCAACTGCATCACCGCACGATATGGCATCTCCTATTCGTGCAACTGCCGCACCATTGGCAAATACAGTTGCCGAACCTCCACTTTGACTTGCGCCATGTGTGTCTGGTGGACCAGGATCAGTATGACTAGGCCAACCATCACCAACTCGAACTACACCTTGACCATTGATTATTACATCAGAGCTTCCATTTGGAGTATTTGGTCTTGGCGGATATCCCCCATGACCTGTGCTGGCATCAACATTTTTTCTAGTAATTGGTGGCATTATACTTTTCCTCCGGCAACTGCTGCAATTAAAGAATCTCTTCCAGGTGTCCAATTATTATTTACTTGTTGAGTAACGTTGCCGATAACATTTCCATTTATTTGAACACTAAACATAGCCATAAAACTTGTTTCAGTTGATGCAAGGTATTCAACTACAGTGAAATATTCAGGTGGTAATTCTTGGAATATAGTTTTTGATGTAATTGTTGTTTCGACTTTTCCAGTATCAAGATACTTCAATTGAGCAATAAAATTGTCTTTATACCGACCTGAAATTACAAATGTATTAGCATCCAACGGAGCTGATGGATCTAATGTTAAATTATTTGTAATACTGAATATTCCACTTACATTCGCGGCCGGGGTCACAACTAGGCTTGTTATAGCTGTAGAATTTGCTATAAGTGCAATATTTACTGTGCGTGTAAAAGCAGTCGCTTCCGATATTGGCGCCAAAATAGTCGGTGACAAACTATAGGCCATTATGTAATAATAGATCCTCTTGTGACTGGTTCAATTCCTGTTGTTGTTTTAATGTAATGTTTTTGCATTTGATCAATACTAGGTGCATGCATTAAAATGTGACTTTTTTGTACTTTTACATTAACATCAGCATCAGCGGTAAATAAACTCTGGATCAATCCCATCCCTTGAGGACTAGGCATCACTGTACAAGGTTTAGAAATTTCAAACCAATCGGTGTCAATTGATTCGATTCGAGCTACGATTTCATCTCCGTTAATTAATTTGAAACTAACAATATCCCCAGTGGAATATATTTTTGATACTAACATTAATGTTTTACCTTTTCGAAAAATTCATTTGATTGTTTTGCTAGTCCATCAAAACCTCCAGGAATAAGTTCATATCCATGAAAAATTTGTGGCACACTTCTAAGACCTTTATCTACCAGCATCTGTCTTGAATCTGGGTCTTTCTCTACATTAACTTCTGTATACGGAACACCTTTACTTTCTAATAGTTGTTTTGCACGATCGCAAAACGGACAATTATTTTTTGAATATACTGTTAACATTACAAACTAAATCCTTTAAATGTGTTTTGATCAACATCTTGTTTTGTACCACCGATTACATAACTACTAATTTCTGTTTCTTGAGGTGCAACTTGCACTTCTGAGCCTGCGATCCATTTTTGTGTCCACGGCAATGGATTACTTCCTGTTTTAATATGACAATGTAGTCCTACTGCTGCCATACGCTTACAGGTCAGCCAATCAATATATTGACTAAGCAATTGTTCATTCAAACCAATCATTGATCCGTCTTTAAACAAATAGTGTGCCCAGGCCTTTTCTTGTGCTGCGGCTGACAAAAACATCGTTTCACATTCTGCACGAGTTTCTTCTTTTATAGAAGCGTAGTCAGGATCATCCTGCGGTAGCAATTTTAGTAAGGTTTGCGTGGACCCTAAATGAACGTTTTCGTCTCGTGCAATTAACTTAATTATTTTAGCATTACCTTCCATCTTTTTCAACTCTGCAAATGCCCAACTACAGGCAAATGAAACATAGAAGCGAATACCTTCTAAAGCATTTACACTGTTTAGGCAGAGCCATAATTTCTTTTTTAGTTCTCGGCGATCAACCGTAACATTCTTTCCATTGACTGTATGTGTACCATAACCTAATAGATTGTAATATTGCACTGTTTCTATTAGGTCATCATAGTATCGACTAATATCTTGAGCACAGTCTACAATTTCTTTTATATCCGTGAGCTCATCAAATATAACGCTAGGGTCACTATAAATATTACGGATAATATGAGTATAGCTACGGCTATGAATCGTTTCATTGAAGGCCCAGGTCTGAATCCAAGTTTCCAGCTCAGGAATAGTAGCGATGGGAAGAAAAGCAAGATTGGGACTACGACCTTGAACACTATCCAAAAGGATTTGTCGCTTAAGATTGCTTGTAAAAATATGTTGTTCATGTTCAGTTAGTTCTTTGAAATCTTTAGCATCACGTAGCACATCTACTTCTTCTGGTCGCCAAAAGAAACCTAGTTGCTTGTCTGTTAATTTGTCAAACTGTCGATACTTTAATACATCGTACCTTTGTATTGGCGCTGTTCCTGATTCGTCTAAAAACGCTAATGCCTTGGTATGATCCATTTTATTATTAATATTAAAAACACCCATTAGAACTGATCCTTCTCTGTGCTATGTGACATTGCTGCTGTTGATGTTGCTCCCACTGCTTCACTAATTAAATCAAAATAACCAACACCTACTTCTCTTTGATGCTTTACTGTAGTAAATCCTCTATCTAGTGCGGCAAATTCTCTTTGTTGTAAGTCTGCATATCCTGCCATACCACGTGTTCTATATGCTTCAGCCAATTCAAATGTAGCTAAGTTTGCTAAATGGAATCCTGCTAGAGTAATAAACTGAAATTTATATCCAAGTTTACCTAGTTCTTGTTGAAACACTGCACATTCTTCTTCGCTTAAGAATTTGCGCCAATTGAAGGATGGCGAACAATTATAAGCCAACATTTGATCAGGATATATCGCATGGATGGCATTCGCAAAAGTCTTTGCTTGCTGAAGATCCGGAGTCGATGTTTCAAACCAAAGAAGGTCAGCATAAGGAGCATAAGCCAACCCACGTTGGATACAAGCATCAATGCCATTTTTGAATTTGTAGAAGCCTTCTTCGGTCCTCTGGTTAATAATAAAGTCTTGATCAAGAGGGTCGTGATCTGATGTAATAAGGGTCGCTGCTTCTGCATCTGTCCTCGCCATAATAACTGTATCAACACCTGCAACATCTGCGGCTAATCTTGCAGCATTTAATGTGCGAATCATTTGACTGGTAGGTACTAGAACTTTGCCTCCTAGGTGCCCGCATTTCTTTTCGCTTGCTAATTGATCTTCAAAGTGTACTCCTGCTGCTCCTGCTTCAATCATATGCATCATTAACTCATATGCATTTAATGCACCACCAAAGCCTGCTTCGGCATCTGCTACGATTGGTAAGAAGTAATCTACATCTGTCTTACCTTCGCTATAATCAATTTGATCTGCTCTACGAAAAGCATTGTTAATACCTTTTACTACTCTAGGCACACTATCAACTGGATATAAACTTTGATCTGGATAGGTAGTATTACTTGTGTTGTTTGCTGCTGCTACTTGCCATCCACTCAAATAAATTGCTTTTAATCCTGCTTTAGCATGTTGTACTGCCATTTGACCATTATATGCACCCAATGTGTTAATATATGGTTCGGTTTCCAACAGCTTTCGCAACTTTTCTCCACCTAATCTAGCCAAGGTGTGATCTATTCTTATTGAACCTTGTAATTTTCTTACAGTGTCAAACGTATAATTTCTTTTTTTCATATTTTTTCCTAGATTACGCAACTATCACAATCTTCTTGACTTTGGTAAACTGTTTCTTCTACTGGTTTCGAATCAACTAACTTATCAATGTTAATTTCTCCTTGTCCGTCAAATGTATTAAAATAGTAAAGTTGTTTTAACCCATACTTGTAACACATTAGAAGATGTTGCAACATTTCACTCATTGGGATTTTTTCATCATCGTAGTATTGTGGATTGTAGGAAGTATTTACGCTAATGCCTTGATCAATATATTTTTGTAATACAGCACAAAGTTTTAGGTATCCTTCAGGACTTTGTTGATCCCAAAGAAGTTCATATTTATTCTTGAGTCTGCGATACTCTGGTACCACTTGACGCAATGCTCCGTGTTTACTTTGTTTCACTGATACATATGATCGTGGTGGTTCAATTCCATTGGTAGCGTTGCTGATCTGTGCAGATGTTTCTGCTGGCATCAATGCCATTAGTGTAGCATTACGCTGACCGGTACGCTGGATTTTCTCACGTAGTGATTGCCAGGGCATACGTTCTTGGTAGGGCACCAATTCGTCCACGTCTCGTTTTCTAGTGTCAATAGGTAACACGCCTTTTGCACTCTTTAAATCTTGCCATCGAGTACAAGCGCCTTGTTCTTCCGCGAGGTCTGCAGAGGCTTTGATCAAGTAATAACTCCAGGCCTCTGCATACTCGTCAACTAAAGCTAGAGCTTTAGGGTCACTATAACTAACATCATGTTTAGCTAAGAAGTAAGCAAAATTGATAATACCAATTCCCAATGGGCGAAATTCTTCTGTGGCTAAACGAGCTGCAAGGATTGGATAGTTTTGATACGATAATAGTGCATCCAACCCTCTTACCGCCAACTTACACATCTTCTCAAAGTCATGGGGGCCTTTTACATTACCCCAATTGATCGCTGATAGAGTACACAGGGCGATCCTACCATCCTCGTCGTTGACATCTCGTAACGGCACAGTTGGCAAATCTATTTCTGCACAAAGA